CAAATTGTTTTTGTGCGACAAACTTGGGCCATTCAGAATCAAAGTTTTTACGATCACGGACTGTCTGTGCAGGAAAACCAAAGATTTCTGCCCAGCGTAGTTCAAAGTTTGTCAACACACCATCCATATCTAAGTACAGTTTTTCAATCACGATATTACCTTTTTCAAAATCAATTTATATTTTACTATATCAGCAGGTAGAAATGCGGTAAACTTCAATGCTTTTCTTCGGTAATCTGGCCAAACAATTGTATCGGTAATTCTGTTTGACCAAGACGGTATGAAGTTGAGTATCTTATTGAGTAAGCAGAAGGTTTCAAAATGTGTAATCTTCTGTCTAGTCTTTTCAAGAAGAATTGGATATTCACCATTTGTCACTTGCAAAACATCATTTGGATTCTGACCTTCAAAAAGTATTTTACAATCATTCTCAAAAATGTATGAAAGAGATTGCATCACTTTTTGGTGTTTCAAATGAATTGTTTCAGCCTCAGGTTCTAATAACTTACCAATCCACGACTTTTCATTCTCTAGAAAATTAGCAACAATAAATGAAATCAAATCTTCTTTTTGTGAAAATCTACGAGATAGTTTATAGAAGTGATACTTATCTTTCCGATTTTCAAAAGAAGTCACACTTATATTTGATTTGCCGTTATATTTGTGATAGTCAAAAGAGTCTTGTGTGAAATGTAATTTGAGTGCTTGATAGGTTGTGAAAGTTTCATAGCCTGTCATATAGGTAAGCGAGAACCTTTGTCTTTCAATAAATGTAGATTCATAGCATCCTCTTCAATTTTGCCTTTGAGATTAGAGGTGATAAGTGTAGCCGCCACCTCTATCTCAAGGCCAGTTTCTTTACAGTATTCAACGATTGCTTCAATGTAGTTGAAATCTGTGTTTGAAACCATTCCCTCTATTGCAAGAGAGAACTTTCTCATTTCTTCTTTAGTCGGCATATTGATTACGATATGCACCACATGGACATTTTGGATCAAAGCATTGGTGAATTTGCATTACATCAACTGGCAGTTTACATAGTTCACACTTTTCTTCATTTTTTACAAATATGTCACCATACTCATCTTCAATCTTTTGATTTTGTTTGATGAGATCATTTGCCATATGATCCATGACCCTTTCTCTTGTTTCTTCCTGTTCAAGGTTATTTTCTTCCTCATCACTATTGTCCCACTCTTCATCATCAAAAAAATCTAATTTACCTTTGAAATGAAAACCAGAGCCACGCAAAAACATTTCAAAGTTTTCAAGCATTGTCGTCAAATCATCTGCACGAAATTGTGTGGTGTGTTTTGAAGCCACATTTTGTTCCTCACCATTGAAATCATCGTAGTCAAAATGTTCACATGTAAAAGTATAACGAGACATAATAAAACCTTTCTTTATTTTTTAGGAGTAACAGATTGTAACACAACCTCGTTCTTGGTTGTGGCAAATACAATACAAACTGGATCGTCAATTCTTGAGTATGAACATCTCACTGAAATTGGATCAATACCTTTACTAATTGCCTCTTGAATATTTTTGGACATCAAAACTCTATCATTGACTTGATAGACTGAAACTCCAAAAATAGCGGCAAGAACAACAACGGTCAAACATATAATACCTAATTTATCAATATCGGTCATATTTCTTTTATCCTATAAAAAATGTGAGCACCAATTACTGCAACTTTGTCCATTCTTCTTTCCCAACCTGGTGCTACATAATCGGCATGGTAAAAAAGAGAACCATGAGTAGGATCATTTAATCTCTCATAATTCGCATAAACAAACATTGCAAGATTTTTAATTTCATTATACTTCATGCTGCCTTGTCCTGTCAATAGGTGTCTCGCATATTGAGTTTTTTGTTTTGTTTCACAGTACCAAGAGAATTGACAAACAGTTCTTGTTTTCTGTTTGACTACCTCACAAATATTGTTTGGAAACAATTCCGATGATACACGATTCAATGTAACAAAGGCAACAGCAACTTGTCCTACGATTGGTTCATTACGAGCCTCAAAATAAATGTTGTTTGCTAGACATAATACTTGTCTTTGTGCTTCTGGTGTAAGTCTATCAAAACGAGTGTGTAAAAATACAGTTTCAGGTTCAGTTTTTTTATTTTCTATTTTTTCAATTATTTTATTGTTTTCAGCCAAACCTAATGTAGAGAATATAATCATTACCGCTAACATCGCAGCAATTGAAAAATATTTCAGCATGGTCGCTCCTTATTGAAAGGAGAGGCCGAAGCCTCTCCAGTCCATCAAGATTTTTTCGGTGCAGGTTTCTCCGAAGTAATATTAGAGACAAAAGTGTTTAGTGATGCCGCTTTTGTAATAACATCTTGCTCTGATGGATATGGGGGAAGTTCTGGCTGATTTGGTATGGATGTTCCAGCCAGTCTGGCATTTTCTGATGATACTTGCCAGTTGTTGTGTGATACTTCTCGCTTTGCAAAATAGTCTTGTTCAAGCATATCTTTTGCAAGCTTCAAGAGTTCCAAACGGATCTCAAAAGGCGTCATATTAGACATAATTTTCTCCTTGTGTGTTGTGTGTATACCAGTTTTACCTGGTCTTTTATTTAGTAATCACCAAGCCCAAGAAACGAAAGAATACCGAGTTCCTTCTGTAACTGGATCAATGCGGTGTGGGTAAAGAAAACAGGATGGAAATACTTTGATTTCTCCAGCTTTGAAAGGAATCACGGTATCTTCAAACATAACAAATTCACCACCTTTGTAATCATCATTGAGTAAACCAAGTGCAGTCATTACAGGAATGCCTTTGCGTTCACCTTCAAAGATTGAATGTATATGATCACAATGTTCTGCCATCAATCTTGTTTCTTTGTAACGATTGAAACGAACCTCAGTAAATCCACTCCAACCATTCCACCAAGAAAAATTGAGATCCTTCACATAGTTCAGATAAGAGTCCCAAATCTTTTGCATAATTATATTCTTTGTTGATGTTTGACTATAACCAATGTCAAGTTCTTTTTCACCACTTCTTGTGTTATATGAACCATCATTTACATTATAAAAAGTATGTTGCGACCAATGAATTTCTTCAATGTCTTTGACTGTCTGTTTACAAGTTTCCTTATCAAGCATCTTATATGTTTTGATATATGCTTCTAAGTTTTTTTCCATTATCAATCCCACAGATTTCTAAAATATTTGCCAAAAAGTCTTGTGCCGTTGTTGATACGCTCATTGTGTTTCTGATATCCTTCAAAATCAAAGTGTGAGGTATCATTAGGTCCTTTTTCCATTCTATACATTGTTGCTTTGCCATTTTCGTCCCATTCACAGGGAACAGATATTTTATCATGCACACCAGAATGAAATTGTGCATCATTGTCATCATCGCAAAGTTGCTCAAAGGCCCAAATCATTTCATCAAGTACCCAATCCCATCGTGCATGAACATCACGGTCATCTAATTTAGTTTCACGTTCGTGATAAAAATCAAAACATTTTTGTGATTCATATTCTTCAGTTGTAGTACACCGTAGATATTCAGGTACATCTTCCATATCAACAATACCAGAACCATGCTTTGTTGCTCTCAATTGCTTGAGCATTGGCAGAATGATTGGTGCAAGTGTTGAATCCATTGACCATGTATCATACTTGTCAATCTTTATGTACACTGGTCGTACTTTGAATTTATCTACCCATGACAGAAACTTGTAGAGTAGAGTTTGGTGTTCGTTTTTATAATGAATTGTTTCACTATCCCACGAACCAGTTGCAAGCCAGTGACCAAAGTCATGAACCCACTCGGGTTTATGGTCAAAGCCAAATTCGTCTTTTTCTTTCTTTGCCCAAAAGCAAAGTAGTTCGGCTAACTGATAAGGACCAAACCAATCTCTATAAGGACCGATATAAATTTTCATAACTTTTCACCAGTTCATCATTTCTTTTATCCGATACATGTTTGCGTTGTTTGGAATTACCCATCCAACGAAACTGAGTACACAAAGTACATCTACAAACTCTTTTAGATTTTTTTCTTTTGTAATGTGCCATAAATTGATGCAGAGTGTTTGGGTAATAAGGCACACTCTGCGAAACCTCATGAAGATTACGCTGCTAGGCGTACTTCTCCAAAAAATGCGTCATTTGCATTTATAGTTTTGCTTGATTTACGGTCATCGCCTACCGAGTTGTCCACTTCTATACTCTTTGTCCTGTCGAAACCAGATACCAGCCCATCATAAGAAAACTAAGTTTTTTTCTTGAACAAATCCAACACTTTAGCTTGGATACTTTTCG